ATATTACAAAAAGGCAGATAAGCTGAATTTTGCTTATCTGCCCAAATAAAACCAAGTATTTTATCATAGAAAAATTAATTTACAGAAATAATCTCACACACTCGATTATTCAACCTAAAACGAGAATTTTATAAACGGTTTCGGTATAACTTAACTCACTTTGACTTGCGGTAGAAAATGTGATATAATATATATGCTCACTTGAGAGATATTATATTTTTTCATTTATTCCTAAAAAAGACGGTTACCAAACGGCAACCGTCTTTTTTGTTATGCGTTTTCAATCAGTCTTTCAATAACCTGACTGATATTTTCGCGTCTTTCGAGAGCAAGCGATTGAAGTTTCTTTTTTGCTGTTCCAGAAAGGGTTATTGTTGTTCGGTAGGTATCACCCTCTGACACTTCACCGAAGTACTGTTCGTACACTTCCGGTGAAGCGTGTTCTTCAGCGAACGCCTTTGCGTCAGCTTCGGAAAGTGGAACGATTTTTTCACCTGAAGTCCACATATTGCCGTCGGCTTCAGCATAGGCGGTTCTTGCACCGCCATATCCGTACAAGAAAAACTCACCTGTACGCTTTACATACAGTTGCTCGCAAAGGGCGTCAAAATCGCCCGACGGCAAGCCGTTATCATAACTGCACACCTTTTGTGCAGTGTCAGTATCGTACTTTCTTCCTTTAATTATTTTTAACATTTTATTTTCCTCCTTTAATTATCTATGATAACCCTCCAAAGATTATACATTTTTTTATCATATTGCACCTCTGCATTGCACCGACGCACCGAAATGCGTCGGAATTGCGTTTTTATAGCTCTTTTTCAATTTCAGCGATGATGTCTACATATTCTAATACTTCGTCTGCTGATAATTCGTAACTGTCGTTTTCCCAAGAGCTATCATCTTCAATAGTTCTTAAAAATTCTTCTGCTTTTTCAGTTTTTTCGTCATCATCACAGTCAGCTAAATTCGGGAACCATTCTTTGACTGTGACGTATCTGCAACGTCCTTCTTCGTCAATGCTAATGATAATGTCGTATGCGTTTGTTTCTCCGTAAATTAATCTCTTTTTCATAATTAATCTTCCTTTCTTGCCTTTCGGCTGACCTCTTTTGTTATTTTCTGATTATAGTATAGCATACTTTTATGCCAAAGTCAATACTTTTATGCTAAAGTTAAATAAGATTATGAAAAGTATACATATATTCCTATGATGATTTATGTAATATGTACAAAATGCAAAAATACCGAAATTGGGAAATAGTGTGGGGGATAGATTTGATTTACTACATATAGTAGGTAGAACCGTCGTGGTGACGGTGGGTTAATATTTCACTGATTGTCGGTGGGGACGGAAATATTAAATTGACAAAAAAGGGGGTGTCAGCCATCGCAAAACAGAGAACATATACAGACGCCGACCGTGAGCAGGCATTTGCGGAATACACGGTATTGGGAAATTGGGAATTAGTATCACGCAAAATGGGTATTCCCGTAAACACGTTAAAATCGTGGTGGCGACGACATCCGCCTGATATGGACGAATATGCAGAAAAACGGCGAGAGGTCCGCGAGGGTTTCATCGAAACGGCGAGTAGAGCTATTGAAAACGGTGCAGAACTGATTAACAGGCGTATGGAAACGGCACTAAAGCGCCAACAGGAATTAGACAAATTATTAGATGATGTAGCAAAAGATGATGAAATGACGGCAACACAAAAAAAAGAACTGTTAGCCAAGATAAGGTCAATAGAGCTGCACAAGCTAAGTGAAATAAGCACGGCGGTAGGTACACTGTACGACAAACGTGCATTGGCACAGGGTCAATCGACAGAAAACACGACGATTGAAATTAAAATGCCACAGGACGTGATGAAATATGCAGAATAGTCTGAAATTAGACCTATCACGCACAAATCCGAAACAGGAACAGTTTTTCACCGCACATAACAGAATGATTATGTACGGTGGAGCGAGAGGCGGGGGCAAGTCGTGGGCGGTCAGAATGAAGGCAGTGTTATTGGCTATCAGATACGCAGGTATCAAAATGTTATTCCTACGACGGACATACAGGGACTTGGAGCGTAACCACGTTCGCGAACTGGAGCCGTTGCTGAAAGGTATAGCGAGATATAGCAAACAGGAAAAATGTTTCTATTTCAATAACGGTTCGTTATTGGAAATGGGGTATTGCGACAGTGAGGGCGACGTTAATCAATATCAGGGTATCGAGTATGACGTCATTTTTATGGACGAAGCTACGCAATTTACTGAATATCAGTATTCAACACTGACTGCGTGTATTCGTGGTGCTAATCCATTTCCAAAACGAATGTATTTGACCTGTAATCCCGGTGGTGTCGGTCACGAATGGGTTAAACGTCTGTTTGTGTCAAAAAAATACCGTAATTCTGAAAATCCTAACGACTATCTGTTCATTCCAGCGACGGTGTTTGATAATGCGGTGTTATTGGAAACAGATACAGGCTATGTTGATATGTTAAATAACCTGCCCGACGGACTGCGAGAGGCGTGGCGTGACGGCAGTTGGGACTTGCTTGAGGGACGGTATTTCAACGAATTTGATAGGTCAATACACATTGTTAAACCGTTTCAAATTCCTAAACATTGGCGTAAATATCGTGGTATGGACTACGGTTTGGATTGTTTGGCGTGTGTATGGGTGGCTATTGACGAACACGGTAACTACTATGTTTACCGCGAGTACGCTGAAAGCAATAAGGTTATTTCAGTCGGTGCAGGGGAAATAGTCAATCTGACGCCGACTGACGAACGAATAGAATACACCGCCGCCCCACCTGATATGTGGGGACGAACACAAGAAAGCGGTAAGACAAAGGCGGATTTGTTCCGTGAGGGCGGTTTACCACTGTTGAAAAGTTCAAATAACCGTGAGGCAGGTTGGTTGGCGGTCAAAGATTTATTACAGGTCAAGAACGGCAGTAGCCGATTGATGATATTCGATAACTGCATTGAATTAATCGACTGTTTAACATCACTGCAACGTGATACCAAACACCCGACGGACTGTGCGACAGAGCCACACGATATAACACATTTACCTGACGCGTTGCGATATTTCGTGTTGCAATTCACATCACCGTCAAAGCCACCAAAAGAGGAAAAGACAGCGGTACAAAAGTACAGAGAGAAAGCATTAAAAGGCAGATTAGAAAAAAGGAGGAGCTATTTCTAATTATGAAAATCAAGAGAATAAAGAGAAAATGTGAAGTCAGAGGGTGTAAGAATACCGATACATATTCACTGACAAACACAAATGAATTCGGTAACAGCGTCATAATTTGCGAGGAATGTTTGAAAAAAGCGGTTAAAGCTGTTGCAGAATACGACCCGTCAGCAGAGAAAAAGACGGTATCAGTACCACCGCCACTACTATTTTTCCACGGTGGAATAGAGAAAACAGCTAAAAACGTGGAAGAAACAGCGGAAAAAAAGCCTATTCCATATACAAAAGAGTATTTGGACAGCGTTAAATACAACGATTTGAAAAAAATCGCAAAGGAAATGGGTATCAACGCAAACGCTGGCAAAGAAACATTAATTGAGAGTATTTTGCAAGTTAGTTAAGGGGGAGTGGCTATGAATGTAACAGGGTTTCTGCTATGCGTTATAGCGATTCAGACACTAACCATAGTAGGAATGACAATAGTGCAACATATCGAACGCAAAGACCTGTATAACAGGTTGATGTGCAGAAATATGACTGAATACAACAACATCAAAGCCGATGAGCCAAAGCAACCTATCAGCAGGCATAAAGCCGTTTTGAATAGGTGGCGCAAGAACGACGCAAAGGTGGGTGATGAATAATGAATTTAAGATATTCACCTGTATTGCAGGGCATAAAGGCGGGTGTTAAGAGTATGTTTTCGCCGCCTAACAGTGAAAGTGCAGATGATGAAGAAGTTGACAGAGTAATTGACACCGACGACGACGGAAATCAGCTGTACAAAGAAGATATTATCGCAAATATTCACGAAGAATTAGAGAAACGCCGTTCAGCACGTTCGGCATTGGAAACACAATGGCATCTAAATGCTAATTTTTTAGTCGGTAATCAGTATTGCGATTTTAATCCGTATAGTCGCGAAATAGAGCAGTTGGAACCTGTATACGATTGGTTGGAACGTGAAACGTTTAATCAGATTGCACCGTTAATAGATACACGAATTGCCAATCTGAAAAAGATTAACTATCGAATGAAAGTAAATCCACGAACGAACGAGTTAGAGGACTACGCAAAGGCTGAAACATCAACTACGATATTGCAGTATTTGCAGACTTCAAGCGATTTTGACACCAAGAAAAATACCGCAATACAGTGGAATGAATTGTGTGGTAATTGCTTTTGGTTATCGTGGTGGGATAAGGACAAGGGTGAGAAATACGCCACCGAAAAAGTCGTTACGGTTGATGATGAAGGCAATGAACAAAAGTTTGAACAAGCGTTTTACCAAGGTGATTTGGAGTACGGACTGATAACGCCGTACGAAGTGTTTCCTGAAAGCATTTTCAAAGAAGGTGTAGAGGCGCAACGTTCAATTATTTTGGAGCAGGTAAAGACCAAAGAGGAAATATACGACCTATACGGTATCAAAGTTGAGGGTACAACGGTTGAAACATTTGAACTAACACCTGTTGTTGCCGGAGGCGGTTTCGGTTACGAGAATACCGTCACAACATTAGGTACACGTTCGGTAGATAACGCCGCAAAAGTGATTACGTATTTTGAACGTCCGACAAAACATAGACCGGACGGAAGAATGATAATCATTGTCGGTGACGAACATTTGGTTTACTACGGTCCGCTACCGTATTCACGCATACCATTAACACAAATGATGTGTCGCGAATCGGCAGGACAGTTTTTTGGAAAATCAATAATTGAAGATTTGATACCACGTCAAAGGGCGTATAACGGCTGTCTGAACCGAATACACGAATACATCAAACGCATTGCAATACAGGGTTTCTACACCGAGGAAGGCAGTATCGACATCGAAGAATTTGAACAAAACGGTGCGGCACCGGGTGCAATGTTGGTATACAGACAGGGAACAAAACCGCCGACACCTATTCCGAATGGCAATTTGCCATCAGAGATTATGACAGAACGATACAACTTAAAAAGTGATATGGAATATGTGGCAGGTGTATCACAGCTGATGATGAACGGTGCAACGCCTGCAGGCGTAACGTCGGGTACGGCTATACAGAACCTTGTTGACATAGACAATACACGTCTATCGCTGACAGGCGACCATATCCGAAACAGTATCAAAAATTTGGCGGTAATGTGGCTTGAAATCTATAAAAAATACGCTAATACGCGACGCGTGCTGAATTGCACAGGTAAAAATCGTATCGGTAATGCAATCATATGGAATAGCGACGATATTAACAGCTATGACGTTGAATACGTCACTGAAAACGAACTACTGATGTCGGAAGAAGTGCAAAAGGAACGTTTCTTCGACGCGTACAAAATGGGGCTGTTTACCGACGCAAACGGTCAGATACCTGAACGTGTAAAACAGAGGGCACTGGAGTTTATGAAAGTAGGCAATTACACCGAAATAATGAACATCAATGCACTGCAAATACAGGCGGCACAACGTGAAAACGTATTTTTTGAGCAGGGTGCAGTGCCGAGAGTATCAGAGTTTGACGACCACGATATACACATAGACGAACACCTGCGGTATATCTTGCAGTTGGATTTTCAGCTGTTAAAACTGAAAAAGCCTGAGTATGCAAAAGCATTAGAGGACCATATCAGACTACATAAACAGGCGCAGACACAAGACCAACAGCAGAATGTAATTGCTATGTTGGCACAACAACAAGGACAAAGATAGGAGGATATACATAATGGATAATTTCTACGACGCAAGACGAGCGACCGAAGATATGTTCGACGGTCAAACGGTGTTAGGGGAAGATAGTACCCCTCAAGACACCTCACAAGATACCCCTCAAGAACAGCAAGAGGGACAAGTACAAGAGGAACAACCGCAAGAACAGGTACAAGAACAACCGCCGCAAGAGAATAATGCAGTTGATGAGGCGGCAAATGTAGCACAGGCGGCGGCACAAGCGGCGGCACAACGTGAACAAGATTATCAACGCATAATGGAAGAAAATGAACAGCTAAGACAGACAAATAACGAATTGCAACAGACTATAACACAGCAATCACAGCAACGTGAGCAAGCGATTATAGAGAACGAAATGCAAATGCCGATGTTGGATGTAAACCGTTTAGCGTTCGAGGACGATGAAACTGTTCAGCAAATGCAACAGGACTATGCAAATGCAATGCAAAAATACGTCACACAGCAAGTGCTAAAAGACGTTGAACCTGCCTTGCAATACGCAAAGGACGGTATGCGTGAGAAAGAAAAAAGGGAAATGCTTGAGGCGTTCAGCGGCGTTGATGAACTGAAAGGTATTAACGATATGTTGCCGCAGTTAGATTACATCATTGAGCATAACAAGTGGTTAGCCAACGACGACATACCTATGGACGAAAAGTATTTGACGGCGTATATGATCGCAAACGGCGTAAATTCTGCGAATACACCGCCACCGTCAGACCCAACAGCAGAAGAATTAATGAAATACTACGACAGCAATCCTGAATTTCAACAAATGATTGAAAAAAAGAGATTGGACGACATTAAACAAAGTCAGCAAGTGCCTGCAATGTCAGCGTCAAACGGCGCTGTAAACGCGGCATTAACAATAAAGGAAAAACCAACAACTTGGGACGACGCCTCCAAAAGAACAAAAGATATGTTCAGAGGGAAATAACGTACCCACATTACAAAAGAGGGAGAATTTTTAAATGGGAAGAGAACAAAACTTAAAAACTATTGAAGAGGCTCTAAAATCTAACTACTTACCGGTATGGAATAACCTACTCGGTATCGAGCCTACACCACTACTATCAAAAATCAAGAAAAAGCCATTGGTAGCAAATGAGATTGTTGCGTCAGCTCCAATCGGTCTATCGGGTGGCTTTGGCTACGGAGAAGAAGGACTTGCAACGCCTGAGGCGGGCAATGTTATGTTCAAACGTTTCAGAACATACGCAAAAGATATGTACTCAAACGTTGAATTGTCAATCAAAGCTGTACAGCTTACAGGCAAGAACGGCTCTATGGCAAATGCACTTGACACAGAAGTTAAGGCGGCGTACGAAACAGCAAAATGGAACGTCGGACGTTCACTATTCGGCAACGGTACAGGTGCATTAACAAAGGTTGTTAAACAGACAACTCCGACAACAAAAGTTGAAGTGACTGACATTAAGTACGTCAAGGAAGGTTTGATTGTAGACTTTTATCCGACTGCGGCTACAACGCCAAACGACGTGGTTGCTAAACAGTTACGAATTATGGCAATTGACCGTACAAAGAACAGCAATGGTAACTATGAGATTACCCTTGACAAAGCACCTACAACAGCACTTGTTGACGGCTTTATGACGGTGCAGAACTCATTTAACCGTGAAATCACAGGTCTTGGTGCTATCTTCGACGATGAAGTTCCAACAATTTACGGTGTAAGCAAGGCAGACAATCCGTTTGTCAAGCCTATTGTTATTGACGCAAATGATAATGTTGAGGACAACATTATCAGAAAGGCTCTAAGACGTGCCGAAAAGGACAAGAACTCAAAGGTTGATATGCTGTTGTGCGGTGACGAAGCGTACGACCACTACGCAGAATACCTAAGAGTAAACAATATCAGAGTTGAACAGAACACCTTACAGGGTGGTTTCAAATCAATTCAGTTTGATTTCGCCAACAGACAGGTTGATGTTGTCAACGAAACGTTCGTGCCGGATGATGAAATTTGGGGTGTTGATACATCAGCACTTGAATTACATACACAGGAATGGAAATTTGCTGACCTACAAGGCGGTGGTATTTTCAACCTAAAGGAAAATTCATCAGTTTACAGAGCATTGCTTGCAAACTACGGTGACCTTATCTGCTCAAATCCGGGCGGTCTAATCAGAATTTACAACTGTATTTAATTCTAACGGCAAGGTGATTATATGTTGCCTTGCCATTATTTTGCCGTTATTTTAGGTACTTGCTGAAATATTTTTTTCTGAAATGCGGTGATAAATTGGAACAAGCAGAAGTAACACTTAAAGAAATATACGAAAAGGTAAGTCTTAAAGTGCCTTTGGAACAGCGACGGTTCTTTAATTTCTTTAACGACACCGTTGCAGAACTTGAAGCATTATATCCCGACTTACTATTCAAAGAAGGTGTGCATTTTACACCGGTACACGATTTATCGGACGAAAACGTTGTATTACCGCTTTATACTCCGGCAATCGTGGACAATATCTTATACCTTTGCGGTTACGACCAACAAGGTATATTCAAACAAGAATTTACACGAAAATCAAGAAATGCCTATGTGCATTATTGGAAAAATCACGCACATAACAGACGTGTACGACGAATGAGGTGGTAGAGAAGTGTTTGACAGTGGAATATCTGCAAAAGCGTTAATAGCAGAATTACAGAGTGAAGTGGACGTCGCACTTCCTATCTCAAATTCGACGTATGTAACGTGGCTGAACAGCCTGCAATGGCTGTTATACAGTGCGATTATAAAAGAACAGAACGACTTGATAATTACCGAACCGCAAGAGGATGTTATACAGCTTGCAAACCTTGATGTTTCGGATAATGAAGCACCGATACGGTTTGAAGATATATATGCGGTGTATGCAGATACAACACAATTAATAAAGACGAGTATAACGAGCGGTTTCGTATTTCCCGATTGTTTTTATAAAAAAGGTGATAATTTAGCTGTTAAAATGCAAAAAACACCTAATTTTATTAAATTAATCTATCATATCAAGCCTAAATTGATAAAAGTAAATGAAAATGACGAGATACAAGACGGTAACGTGATGATACCGATAGAATTTATCGAATTGGTAAAGTCAAAGTTGAGAGGCGAGGCGTATTCACTTGAAAATGAGTACGGTCCTGCGTCAAATTGGCTCAACAATTACAATATTTTACTTGAAAATTTCAAACAATGGCTATCTGATAAAGCCCAACAATTTGGACAGTAAAGGAGAGGTTATATGGCAAAGAAACAAAACGAATTACAATTCGGACAAGTACCATTACCACAGGCACTAAAGCAATATAGCCTTTCCAAACTGAATTGGAGCGGTTTAAACAGACGGCAAGTTATAGATACAGGTGCTTTGTCTATGGAATGCAACATTTCTACAGCCGAGGCACCTTATTTAACACCGTCGCAAAGCAGGGCAGACATATTGTCCGATATGGGACTTAAATACAAACACCCTATATCGCTATTCAGTTTTGATGATTTCCTTGTTGTTATCTATCGTGACGATACCGAATTAAAACTTGATTATCTTGTTTTGAGCGACAAGAAAAACAGCAAAGGGCAAATCACAAAAGTATATACAGGTCTAATAAAAAAGGGTGTGACAGAAGAAACTGACGCGATACAGCGTAGTATGGTGCAATTCAATGTATATGAAAATGCCGTTGATGTACTTGGTGGCACATATGTAAAGAAATTGATACTGTTTCCTGACAAAGTATCTATGTTTATGAAGATTGTAGATACAGACAAAGACCCTACTACATTTGACAAACAGGCAGTTGAGGACGGCAATGCCGATATTGATGTTATGTATTGTCAAAAAGAAAGTAGTGGCAAAAAAACTTACTATGTTTGGAATGGGGCGTTAGGCAGATTTACTTTGACAGGTGGCACAAACTACTTTGAAACAAGCAATTTGGACGTCGAAATAAAAAAATACTACAACGACGGATATACTCAGACGAAAGACGAGTATTACAATGACGGTTACAGAAAGTCAAGTAAACAAACGTATAATGACGGTTACAAAAAGACGGAATATAACAAAGACAGTAACAAAAAAGCGAGGTTTTATGACGGATACCAAAAGCAATGGTCGGGTAGTTATAACGAGAACGATGGAATTGTGTACTATCAGCGACAAGGAACGTGTTCACCATACACTTACATAACGGTTACTGATTTGAAGAATGATGATAGTGTAGCAGGCTTATATATAAGGGCATTTTCACCTTTAAAACAAATGACTAATGTAGCTTTTTATGAACGTACAGGTACGTCATTCCCTTACACATATACAAGAGTGTATGCAGAACTTGATTATAATTCAGACATAAGTAATTACTATGAAAAGGTTTCTGATAGCACAGGTACGGTTCAAACCAAACTATACGTAAGAAAAGCTGATGATAACGGTACGATAATACCGTATGAGTATGAGGAAGTAACTGATATTGCATACGGTACGAATATAACCGATTATTACGAAAAGATAAGCGACAAAGAAGTTACGGCAAAAGCATATTACAAAAGGACCGAAAACACTGATAAGGATAGCGACGGTAAATACAAATACGAATTGATTAAAAACCTTGAAAACGGCAAGAAAGTATCAAAGTATTATGAATTTACCGAAAACTATGCACCGCCTGAGGGGAGCAATAAGAGTTGCTATTGGCTTAACACATACGATAATCAAACCTATCAATTTTGTAGCGATAGAGGTGACGGAAAAAGTGGGTTTGGAATAACTATTTCGCCGTCGTTCCCTAATCTAAAGTATGCAGTAGTGCATTTATCGCGACTTTTCGGAGTTGATGAGGATAGAGTACACGTTTCAGGCTATAACGACTATACGAATTGGAACTTAGACACCGTAGCTGAAAGTAACGAAAGCAATGCGTGGAGCAGTGCCTCACAAACCAACACAAAAGCAGGCGGTAACTTTACAGGTATAACAGTGTATGACAACCACGTTGTTTGCTTTAAACGTGACTTTATGCACGAAATATACAACAGTAAAAATCCGTTCAGATTGGTTGACGTGTATGCGGAGGGGTCTATTGACAACAGGAGCATACAAGAGGTAAACGGCAAACTGATATTTGCGTCAGATGATGAAATCAAGGTGTATACAGGCTCACAACCACGTGAGATTGGCTACAATCTTGGCATTGATGAGTTCAAAAGTGCTGTATCGGGTAGTGACGGAAGAAACTATTACTTGTATTGTACAGACAGACGAGGCGAAATGTATCTGTTTGTGTATGACACAATGGTCGGTCAATGGTCGCAACAAGCAATCAAAAGTGAAGTATTAGGCTTTGCACATAACAAAAACGGTATGTATATGTTATGCAAAGACGGTGTTGTATACAAAATGGATACGAACAAATATACGGACGATTGGAGCTGTGAAACAGACTTATCAACAATACTGACATCATCATCTTCAAGCACATATCAGACAGTAAATATCAAACATATAGCAAAATTTCAAATGCTTGTGTATATTGAGGGGCGTTTCAAGGTGTATGCACTGTACGACAATGAAGAATTTAATCCTGAAACATCGCAGTTGCTATATGACAGTAACGGTCGGAAAGGTATGCAAGCAATACGCTTAAAACCACGAATGACCGCTAATTATGGCTACAAGTTACATTTTGAGGGACACGGCTATGTACGTTTCTATGAAATGGAACTCGGTATTACTCCAGGAGGTGAGTTATTTGTATCATCAAGATGATATTAACAATATGAATTACAAACAGCTTAGAGAAACGGTATCGGAATTAAACGATAATTACGTTAAGCTGAAAAGGACATTAGAGGACGCTTTAGACAACATAGACGAAAGCAACCTCGCAACCACTTTGCGAAAGAAATTAAACGGCTATGATACTCAATTCAGTGTAACGGCTGAAAAGATAGAAAGTAAAGTATCGTATGAGGACTTAGAAAACAATCTAAGTCAATATTCAACCGTATCGCAAACGGCACAAGCTATTGAAATGTCAGTAGTATCAAGTCAAGAATACACGGATAATTCAGTAGAAACATTATCTTCAACGTTCACTATGACTGCCGACGGAATATCTACAAGGGTTTCAAAGCTAAAGAAAGGTGTGGAAACACAATTCAATCAAACAGCAGAAAAGATTGAATCACTTGCATTCGAAAAAATGGATACATCAGAGGCTATTACGGTAAAAGAAAAACCGTCCGCAAGCGATAAAACGTTGGATAAAGAAAAACTCTACAAGTATAACAGCAAATATTATTATTTCAATGATATTTTACAAGATTGGTTAGAGTATGACGAAAAAAACGGCATTAATTCTGCATTTACTCAAATATCAGGCGGATTTATATTGAACGGTTGCGTAAAAGTGAGCGGTGACCTTATAACAGAGGGAACTATTACAGGTACAGATATAGTTGGAGCAAAATTTTATAATGAGGATAAAAGGGCGTATGTGACTATTGGTAATTCAAGTGGTAATTATGGTGATTTGACATTGAAGCGAGTATCGAATGGCAAAGGACAAGAAGTTTTTCAGATTTACGATACGGGTGTTGGTATTGCTATAAAAGCTGTAGGAACGTCTTTTATAGGTTCGACTGGAAGTAAAACATACCCCAAAGGCACTTGGGATTTTTCGAAGTGTACGGTAATAGGTTTACCGTCAAGCACAAGTTAAGGAGGAAAATATATGTTATTTAGAATAGGTGATAACGTTGCGATGACGTGTAAAAACCCAAACGAAACACTGTTGTTTATAAACAGAGTACCAACAGCTTGGTTATTCTCGATAGATATAGAGATATGTCAAAAGGTAAAGAGAATGATTGTTGAAGAACAAAATCTTAAAGACATAAAAATTGAATATGAAAGTGAAGATTGTACAACCGGCAGAGTTGTTGACTTGCCTATGGACAGTCTACACAGCTTTACTATCGACTATGCAAGCGGTATGGCACACGTTGAGTTCAAAAGGGGGATAAATAATAATGTATGACAAACCAACAAACGCAGAAGAAATGGAAGAATTCGAACGAATGACAACCGGCTTCGATTATGTATATGAAGATACAGTCGGAGCGGGAAAGGTAATATATCTTAAAATGCCTGTTGTATCGGCAAATAAGAGAGGTGTGAACGATATAGGTTGGCAATGTGACGGTGACGACGTTGCTTTATATGCCACTATGTCAAGAAAACCGCATAAGACTGAACTATGGTCGGAAGTCAAAGAAAACTATGTTGTAAACAAGACTGTATCGGCGTTGAAGTTTGAAAACAAGGACACAAAGCCTTGTAATCTATGTGTAAGGGTGCGTTTAAATTAATGGGGGTGGTTAAATGAAGGGTAATGTATGTTATCAAAAGACAGACTTCGGCTCTGAAACACCTGACTTGCTTAATAAATACGTTCTGAAAATAACTCAAATAGCAGGAATATCACTCAAAAAAGATATTTCAAAAGAGAGTTTAAGGCTTGCTTTAAGTGTTCCTACACTTGTATCGCAACTTGTTAATGATAAAGAGTACATAACCAAATCTGAAATTGAGATTATACAAAAATCTCTTGAAGATATGGATAGCGTGTTAAACGGCAAGATTGATGATACAAACGCAAAACTTGATGATGAAATAAACGCAAGGGAAATGCTTGAAAATGTGGTGAATACACTGCAAACACTGGCTCACAAGCACAGTAACAAGAATGTACTTGATACTATCACAGAAGATAGAGTAGCAATATGGGACAAGGTGAAAGACCTTGATAAATACTTTGACTATATTGATTTTAAGGCTTTTGTCGAAGAAATAGTATATGCATATACAAACGAACTTCAAAATCTGTACACAACAATCGGTATTACATCATACGACGGTGGTGTATTCGGTATGGAACAGTTAGGAACAGAGCTTGACGGCGGTAACTTTGACAGTGAACCCGAAAACAGTTTTGATTGCGGTGATTTTAACCCGCTTGAACTGTCTGCACAAGTAACATCGGTCATTGATTGTGGAACGTATTAAGGAAAGGAGGATTGATAGAATGGCAACAAGATTTATAGCAAAGCACGGTTTGAAAAGCAATATAAATAGATTAACACTTTCGGAAGGTGAAATAGCTATTGCATATAGTGATGACAAATCAGAGGCTGAAATATATGTAGGTGGAAACGACAATACACCAATCCCCGCGGCAGGTGCGTCGATGAAAACAAAAAACCAAATATTTGTCGTGTGCGACGGCGACCACGACGAATTAAAGTTACGGGCGGCGATAGATAGTGCGCAAAACAACAGCGTTATCTATCCTGTAGGTACACAATGTGTTTTGACAAACGAAAATACCATACGTGGTTATGGATTGACGAACAGTAGTGGTGGATGTGTTATATCATTAAAAGGCGGTATGACCTTAGATGGGTCAATGTGTGATGAATTCATTTTTAAAAACACAAATCCTGCTGAAAAACAGCATATTTTTCACATATCACAATTTGCGACAATGAAAAATGTAACATTGGTAGAAGATACTAAAACAGTGACATCTGATACAATTAATCCAATAGTATTATATGCTGAAGATGACTCGAACATTATGTTCTGTTCATTTGTCACTATATTTAGCACGCATCAAATAGGTGTATCAACATTTAAATTGGGTAAAGTACTATTTTTTAATAATGTTATAGATGGGTTTGAGGGTGCTCCAGGAAATGCAATAACGAAAGAAATTTACATTGCACGTTATGCAAAAATAATAGGGAATGAATTTTTAAATTTTACACAAAACAAACCACTTTTAGGGTTTATGCTTTCGGCGACAAATATTTTCTTTCAATATAATTATATTGAAACTTGCGATAATTGTTTAATATCGTTAGGTGGAAGTATTATGGGAAATATTTTCAGATCTATGGAAGATTGTAGTATTAGCTGTGGTGGCGAAATTATAGGCAATATCTTCATGCTAATACACCAAAATGAAAATGAGTCATTTTTGACAAATTCAGGTAGACTAATTGGGAATCAATTTACAGGGATATACATTAAGGGAGAATATATTCAATTCATTGATTGTAGTAATTCTTCTATTATATCAGATAATTATATGTCTATCACATCTATACCTGCGACAGGAAGTTGTTCATTGATAGGTGCAACTGGTAAGACATTAATCTTAAATAACACGTTCTCTACTTCATCATCATTAGCCGACAATAACGAGTTTAATCTTTTAGACGTCGATGGTAACACAGTAATCAAAAATAATGTAACAAGTGCTAAATCTTTTGGTAGAATTGCAGATACTTGTATTGCAGAAGGAAATATAACATCGTGGAGTTAAGGAGGCTATTATGTACAAATTTTATAGTAAAAACGGGCAGGCACAATTCTACGAACACGGTGTCGAAATTGACGGCACGGTGTACGGAATACACGCCGATAGGGATATATTACGTATAAAACGCAGGATTGTCAATGATAAATTCGCCGAAACTGACGGTGATTTCGATATGGACACAGAAATTGCTAAAATTCAGCATACGGGCATAACATTTGAACAGCCGACAGCTGAACAGTTGGAGCAGATACAGGCGAAAACATTTGACAGTATGTCGGAATTAAAACAGCACGTTCAGTCTGTTATGAGCGGTGACGAAACAATGTCACAGGACGAAATCAATGCAATGCTGTTACTACAGATTGCAGAGTTAAAGGCAGGTGTCAGCAATGAATAAGGCATTGATAAAAAGATATTACAAAAAGGGGCTATATACCAAGAAACAGCTTGATGTATTTGTCAAAGCAGGTTTTATTACAGAAGCTGAGAAACAGGAGATTATGGAGGGTTAAAAAATGGCTAATAAAATTCAAATAAGACGAGGATTAAAGAAATTTTTACCGATATTATCATTTGCCGAGCCTGCCTATACAAGCGATACAAGCGAGTTTTTTATCGGTACAGGCAAAGGAAATGTAAATATGAATGGTAGCTTGTGGTATACAGGCACCGCTTTAAGCGGTACGTCCGAAAACATCAACTATACATATGCAGATTGTCCTCTTGTTAAAGTGGGTGATGTGTACCTTAATACCGATTATGGCTATATCTATCAGTCTACTACAGCAGGTAGCGGTGAAGACGTAAAGTGGCAATACAAAGGTACGATAAGAGGACCACAAGGCATACAAGGTGTTAAGGGCGACACAGGCGAACAAGGTCCGCAAGGCTTGAAAGGCGATACAGGTGCAAAGGGCGAAAAAGGCGATAAAGGTGAAAAAGGTGATACAGGAACGCTTGAAAGTAATTCAGTGAAAACCGTGCATATTGCAGATGAGGCTGTTACAAGAAGCAAACTTGCAGGAGATGTTTATGATTGGATAAATAGCGGTGAATATTCCGAATCTGAATGGAATTTTGACCAAACCATAAAAAATCTAATAAAAATAGGAGCAATAAACATACCGATTTTGGAATGTTATCCTGCAGAAAATATAGGGGCGAAGATAAACACAGTAGCTAAAGTAGGTGACTTGTTTATCATAAAAAATGTGGTTGCAGACCCGGATACAGAAGCAATAGAACAAATTCGCTATAATGATGATTTAGGTTCTGTTTTTGTTTTCAACGGAAGTATACAAAAAGGATATTGTGGAGTTTGTAGAGTTACTAAAGCCTTAAAAATAATAGATGTGGGAGAATATGAAAGCGGAGAGGTTAAACTGCTATTCACATTCAAACAAGGCGGAGAAGGAGTAGTAATACGCGAGGAGGATAAATAAATGAACATTTGGGAAACAATCAATATATTTTGGGTTACATTGGCGTGTAACCTATTCGTTAAAACCGTATTTATTGCGGTTATGTTAGATACAGTTTTGGGGTTACTAAGGGCAATCAAAGAAAAAAAGTTCAACAGTTGCTTTGGCATAGACGGAGCAATAAGAAAAATCGCAATGATTATATCGGTCGTATTTTTGGCGGTATTGGACAAGCTGATAGGCTTTAATATGCTACCGTTTGTGCCGGAAGAAGTGCTTAAATATATAGGCATTACGCAAGTGGGCATATGTGAGTTTTTCTGCTTGTTGTACATAATGTACGAAAGCATTTCGATACTGAAAAATATGTGCTTGTGTGGTCTGCCGATACCGAGCAAATTGCGAAATGGTATCGAAAAGTGGCTTGATACAATGACATCAGAACTTGAGGGGAAGAAAGGGGAATAACTATGACACTACAAGATACTGTTGCACTGATGAACAGTGCAGATTACAAGGAACGTTTCAAGGCAGAATATTATCAATTAGCCAATAGATTCAAAGGGTTAAAGAAAATGTTGGAGGAATGGGACAGGGGAAAACTAAAATTTTCCCCGACGTGTCCACGCAGTACATATAACATACAACTAAACGCAATGGCTGACTATTTGGCAGTTTTAGAGGCACGTGCAGTAATGGAAGATATTGAATTGAAAGAGGTGTAATAAAATATGACGGATAAAATTTTTATAAATGCAGTAAAAACATTAATCGCAAATTATTTTAACAATAATGTTGATGTGACAGACGGCAAGAAAATCACCACAGATGATGTGTATATCGTGTGGAGTTGTAAGACATTGCAGAATTTCAAAGTGTTGGCGTCAACAACCGTATCAGACGGAATGTATTACGAAATCACCTACAATGGCGATAAAAACGAGATGTATTTTGACGCATACAAGAAGTGGAAGAATATGACCGTAAAGGAGTGGTAATTTATGAGAATAGGAATAAATTGCGGACATACCGTCAGTGGTACAGTCGGTTGTGGAGCAGTCGGCTACATAGATGAGAGCGTAGAGGCACGGAAAGTCGGCTATGCACTTGAAGATTTACTAAAAAAGGCAGGGCATACAGTGCACGACTGCACAAATGATTATGCACCGACAGTAAGTTCAAATCTAAGACAGATAGTTGATATGGCAAATTCACAGTCACATGACTTGTTTGTATCAATTCACTTTAACAGTGGCGGTGGGCAAGGTACAGAGGTGTGGACTTACGGCGGCAAAAAGTTTGATGAGGCAACAAATACTTGCAAAGCGATAAGTGAATTAGGTTTTAAAAACAGAGGTATTAAAGACGGCTCTAAGCTGTATGTGGTACATCACAGTGACGCGAAAGCTATGCTTGTTGAAGTGTGTTTTGTAGATACAGAGGACGCAAATAAATACAAAAAAATCGGTGCGACAGAGTTTGCAAAGGCGATTTTTAAAGGAATTACAGGACAAGTGACAAAGGATAAAACAAACAAGGAGGAATTAAATATGACACAATATGAGGAACTACTTAGCAAAATTAATGAGTTGGACAAGAAAAAGGCAGATAAATCAGAAATGATTTACGATTGCATTGACAGTAATATGCCAGAATGGGCGCATAAGCCTGTTCAGTGGTGTTTGGATAACGGTATTGTATCAGGCGCAGACGACGCGCACCTTAACCTAAACAATACAAAATTGTGGGTATGTGTTGTTGTATATCGTGCAGTTAAATTTGTTGCAGGACTTATGAAAATCAAGATTTGATAAGGAGTAAATGACTATGGGTTTGACAGATACAATAAGAAATAAGGTAAACAGCCTTTTTTATTTCGATTCACAACAACAGAGTAATCAATTAAAAAACAAAATTGATACATTGTACGGAAAGCAAAACACGACAACGGCACCGAACATAAATGGTTATTCTAACGAGCTAAGCGAAAGTGACTTTGCGGTAAAACAAAAAACCGGAGAGTACGGAACAAGAAATGGTATTACATACGGTCATTTCGGAATACACGCAAATTCCAAAGGTGATTTAATCATCACGTATTTACCGATAGGAAAAGCAGTGGCAGTTGTACCTGACAGACAACAAGCTGACAAATTTGTGATTGAAGCAGAAAAAAGCACAAAGAAATATCTGCTTTATTTATACAAAACCGAAAACGGTGAAATTGCAGTCGGCGGTGATGTTAATTCTTTTATGAACGTGATAAAGAATATACAAAGTGATATTGAGGATAAATATACCGCAGATGATGTTCAAAGTAATGAGCCTCAAAACAACGATAGTGTCACAGAGAATGATAACACAGCTCAAACGACAGAAACAGAGCAAAAGGAACAGCATACCGAGAGCGTATCTGATGATAATGCTATATCAAAGGTTACACTTGCACCATTGACAGGTTCACAAAAACAAATTAATTGGGCAGAAGCCATAAGAAAAGATTTCTACGATAAGTGGGTACATAGAGCAAAAACACCTGAAGAATTTGATTTTCTAAATTATATTTTCCAAACTAAAACGGACAGCTCGGAATGGATTGACAACGAAAGCAGTTCTTCACAAACAAAATGGTTGAGAGAAATACACGAAGAATATCAAAAATCCAAAAGCGGTATGATAGATAATTTAAGTAACGACGTACCAAACAATGATGTATCAAACAATGATGTGCAGAATAATTCAGAAGCCGTAAATAACGAGCTACTTGCTGACAAGTGTAGTGTCATAAAAACACAACATACAAAAAACAGGTGAGGACTTATGGGTTGTCGAATTAAAGGATAAAATTTCAGCAGATGAATATAAGAAATTAAATGCTAAAGTAAAGGAAGTCGGCGGTTATTATTCAAGATATGCAAAAACACCCGACGGCAAACCGATACCGGGTTTTATTTTTAAAAGTGAACCAACAGAAGAAGTTTTTGATGTGTTTAATGATTTCTTTGGAACCACAGGCACTTTAAAAGAAACAGATGATGTACAAGCAGATGAAAATATCAAAGATAGTCAAT